CGCTCTTGGACCTGAATTCTATGATGAACGCGATCGTGGAATCCTCTCTAAAATGGAAGCGTTCTATTCGCAAGCCATAACCATAAATGAAAGCTTTTGGTCTGAAGCAGATACGGATACAAGATTTGAAGCTGGTGATCAAACTCTCTGGCAAGATATATACGGTAACCTGCCGTTAAATCGTCGCAGACAGTTCAATTTTAACCGCATTAGACGTGTTAAGAACATGATTGGTGGATACCAAAGGCGTAACAGAAAGTCTTCTGTTGTCGTTCCTATTGAGAATGGCGACGAAATAACCGCAGATCAATTGAGTAAGATCCTTATCTGGCAGAATAACCAAGGTGGGGTATTAGATACTATATCATCTGCCTTTGATGGTGCTCTTGTCACTGGCATGAATCTACTACAAGTCTGGATGGATTATCGCAATGACCCTCTTTCTGGCGATATACGGGTAGATAACTGCAGCTACAATAGTTTTCTCATAGACCCATTCTTCCGTAAGCCAGATCTTTCCGATTGCAATGGGATATGGAAGCGCTCTTTCCTAACTAAGCGTGAAGCTATTTCTCTTATGCCAGATAAAGAAGAAGAAATTATGCAGCTGGTGGGTATAGATTCACGTGACGGCAAGTTTCAGTTCATGCCAGAGTCTTATAACTTCAGTGTCTATAATCTTCTGTCATATGATGAGTACTACTATCGTGATTTCCGTAAAGCTAAGATGGTAGTAGATACCGAAACAAGCAAGACTGTTGAATGGACTTCCGATAATGCCGAAGGACTAAAGAGGCTTCTCAAGCTCTATCCGCAGTTGACGCTTATTGAGCATGAAGTTCCTACTGTTAAGCTTGCTATAGTCATACAAGGCAAAGTATTTTACGATGGAGCGCAGCCAAGCGGTATTGACTGTTATCCATTCGTTCCAGTGTTAGGCTACTATCAGCCACAGTTACCTTACTTTCCACTACGTATACAAGGAATCGTGAGAGGTCTCCGAGATGCACAGTTCTTATATAACCGTAGACGTGTAATCGAGCTAGATATCTTAGAATCTCAGATCAATTCTGGATGGAAATTCAAAGAGAATGCTCTGGTTAACCCTGAACATATCTATTTGGAAGGCCAAGGACGTGGTCTAGCGCTCAAAGACGAAGCGTCTATGGCCGATGTAGAAAAGATACAGCCGGCACAGATACCGCCATCAATGATTCAGCTTTCTGAACTACTAGGCAAAGAAATACAAGAGATATCTGGCGTTAATGAAGAGCTCTTAGGATCAGCTACAGATGAAAAAGCTGGAATATTATCTATGTTACGGCAAGGAGCAGGGCTAACTACACTCCAGATACTATTTGATCAGTTAGATCATGCACAGAAGTTACTCGGCAACATAATGATCAAGATGATACAAAACAACTTCACGCCTGGCAAAGTAGAACGCATCATTGAAGCGCCACCAGCAGAAAACTTTTACGATAAAGCATTTGGCAAATATGACTGTGTAATAGAAGAGGGTCTCAATACGAGTACTCAAAAACAGATGCAGTTTGCTCAAATGTTACAACTACGTGAAGCAGGAGTTCCTATACCGGATGAAGCCTTACTCGAAGCTGCAACTATACAAGATAAGAAAAAGATCATCGAAATGGTCCAAGCGCAGCAGCAAGCAGCTCAACAGATACAAGAACAACAAGCGCAAGTCCAGATGGCTAACGTACAAGCACAAACTAAACTGGCTGAAGCACGTGCTACCGCTGATGAAGGATTGGGTCTCGAACGTATCAGCCGTATTGAGGAAAATAAAGCCTTAGCTGATGAGCGTAAAGCTGAAGCACAGAAAGATAGAGATCTTGGATTACTTCATGTAGTCAAAGCATTGAAAGAAATTGATACAGTAGATCTTCAGCAACTTGAAAAGATAATTGCGCTCTCTATGATGATGAAAAAGGAGGAGAATGAGCGTGAAGAAAAGACAGCGCTGCAACGTGCACAGCAGGCTAATAATATGCAGGCCATGCAGCGAGGGTCGTTGTAGTGGCATGTAGTTAGATGTTTTCACATTTCCGACGTCGAAATCGACGTCGGGAGTTTCTACACAAGGAGCCAGCATGGCAAAGAAGAAATACTATCAATCGATGAAAGATCGTCGAGATGAATCTCGTGGGATGGACGAATATGAACATCGTCGTCGTAGAGAACGTTATCAAGAAGAGGGTATGATTCACGAAGATAAGTCTGCAATGGCTAATCTACCTCAAGATGTCAAAATGAAGCCTTATCCAAAGTTTGCTTATGGTCTTAATGAATACCTAAATGACAGTATCAGTGGCATAGATAAGCAAATTTATGACGATATGAGCGGCATGAAGAAGCATCTCTCCAAAGAGAAATATTAAAAGAATATTGTCTATCTGAGAGAAGTGGTTTAGGTCTTTTTTTCCACTTCTCTCGCCTAACTGGAGATCAAGATGCCACAAGCACCACGATGGAATAAGAGAGCTCAGCGCATTGTCATAGAACTGATCGGCGAACCTTCCAACGATCTGAGTAAAGAGACTAAGAAACAACGGAAGGTGAAGAAACAGTTGCTCAATGAAGAAGGTCAATGGGTACGTTAACATAAGGATCTGAAATGGCTAAAAAGCAGGGTAAAAAGAAGAGTAAAATGGCTAAAAACCGTTCGGTCCCTATTGGCAAAGGAATGAAAGTTTCTCAGGCTAAGAAGAAGAAAATGGAAAAAAAAGCGGGCGGTAGCAATGTTGGAAAATATAAGAACGTGAAGAAGAAAGATTTTGCAGGCCCCGCAGGAGATAGTCCCCAGGGATCTTTCCCAATAGATACACTTAAGCATGCTCGTTCTGCTTTAAAGCTTGCCCATAATGCGCCGGATCCAGAAGGTATAAAGCATAAGGTATATTCTAAATATCCTCAGTTGAAACCAAAAGGTAAAAAGAAGAAGTAGACGTTTTAATTTTCCATTTGCTATACTAGTCTCAACCCTATCTCCTAGGATGTTTAACGGGGGCTCAGTATCTGGCGATCCGGGCCCCTGTTTAAAATATAATGCGCTTACTCTACGGAAGTATCATATTTAGATCCATTCAGCATCCATTCTCTTAAATCAGTATCCATCCATATATTTAAACAATACGTACCTATAATAATCGGAAGCCATTGCGCATTTTTAATGCTCTTTATCCATTGTTTATGAACTTCCTTCTTTTTTAAGAACAGTATCAATGCTTCTAGTGACCCATAGGAGAGAATGCTTGGAATAATAGCCTTAAACCAGAGACAGAATTTCCGTTTTTTTCGCTTAGACTCAATTGATGTCGTCTCTTCTAGGGGCGTTATAGTATCAATAACATAGTCTATGGGCGCTATAGTCTCACTAACATAGTCTATTTTAGGTATTGAAGTTTCAATTTCACCACCGTATAAACTAATTACACCCATCAATCCTATGCATGCTATCTTTTTATGCATAATTATTCCTTTTATGGAGTAGGTGACCCAGCTCCTAATAGACCGAACACAATTGATCCAATGCCGCCGGTTCCACGAGACACGTTTACAGCCACCGTTTCAAGATTAGGAAGAATTCTGGTATTTAATTTTTCCTCAAATTCAGCCTCTGCTGCGGGTCCTGCAACTTGTCCTATAACTTTCTGTGTTCCGAACAGTACAACATATCCTGACAACGTAATCACTCCATATCCTATAGTTTGACCTGCCAGATAGCCACCAACCCAACCAGCAACACCACCACCAGGACCACCACCATGCAAACGACCATGTTCTTCTAATGAAAATTCACCATCAGAGCATTGTTTAAGCGTAAGATAATTATTCTGTAAAAAGCCAGCAAGTTGCTGAGGATTCATCTGACGAAGTGGCTTGGATACCATATACGCAGGAAGATCCCGTTCTTCATTATTAATAGAGAGGCTATATCTATCTTCATAACGATTAAGCTTCATATGCCCCCATTCGTTTGGAGCAAGTATATCTAATACGAGCGCTGATTTATTTTCTAGAGGCAAGTCAGCTGCCTGTAAAGCACAAAGAGATAATAAGCTGAGCATATATAATTTTTTCATCATCATCCTAATTATGGTGAGAGTTAAAACACAATATGGGTAAAACTGAATAAAAGGTATCTACTAACGCTTTGACACCTTTCGGAACTTCCTTTGCTACCGTAGTAGGATCAGCATCGGTACCTTCAAAAAAAGGTTTCTTACCTGATTCTATTGGAGGTACTACAATACGTTTAGCGTATCTATCTGTTGATGTTTTTTCATATGGCTGCTCGTATGGTGGATCTACAGAAAGCGGAGGAAATCCTTGCGCTCCTTGAAACATGCTGAACACTAAAAATGCTAATACTGGTTTATTCATACAATTCCTTCATTAATTTATTAAAAGTGTCTATAAGAATTTTTTGCATTGTAGAGTAGAAATGCTTACATTATATACCCTTTCTAATTGAAATAATTCATCTAATAAAACAGAGTGACTAATAATACTTAACTTGATTCAATCTGTAAAGATCATTTCTTGCAATCATTTTCTGAACTGTAATACCGTGCTTTCTGGAGATAAGTAGTCATATCTTAGTAGGAGAAGCATGGAGAAGAAGGACAGTACAGTAGGAAAGGCAGCCTATGATTTATTGGTCAAAGTGGAGGAGCAACATAATCCCATTGAATATGAACGGGAGATGCATAAAGAGTATGAAAAAGAGGTGTGGGTATGTGTTGATACCAATAAGTCTGTATTTGATGGGGATTTCTATGTGGTCGTACTGTGTAAGCGTGAACGGCTTTTACCGAACATTTATAGAAATTATTTCTTAGCACGCAGATCTTGCCCCACCCCAACATTTGATCAAACAGTATATAAATACCATCGGGAGCATAATGCCCTAGAGTTCTTATGGGTCATTCCAGATCAGGAGACCTGTGTGGTATTTAAACGTGAGGCGCTTGATATTGCACCTGAGGAGAAGGAGCTACTCAAGTTCGTTTTGGACTTTTCTGATGGAACGCTGGATAAAAAAGCAGCTGCATTAAATAACGAATCTATTAAAATAAAGGATAGGTAATGAGCCAAACAAATTTGGATCACACAGAAGCACACAATGTAACAGTAACGGAGCCCAATTATGACCAAGAAGCCACGCAAGAAGTATCACAAGAGGAGAAGAGATCTTCACAGCCAACTCAAGAGTCTAGTGATACCGCGGGTATCAGAAACCTTAGAACTGCCAAAGAACGTCTCGAATACGAAAATAGAGAGCTCCAAGCCAGACTCAAGCGCATAGAGGAAGAGCAGCAGAAGGCTAAGTATGACCCCGATGAGCTTGTAGAAAGGAAGTATGTAGATGAACAGATACGCAAACAGCGTCAAGAAATTGCGCAAATGTCCACGGAATACAAGCTTAAAACGAACTATCCTGATTTCGATAAGGTGGTCAATGAGGCAACTGTTGCGAAGCTTAAAGAGAAGAATCCCACAATTGCTGCGGCCATAGGTCAAGTAGGGGATGCCTATAGTCAAGCAGCAGCCGCTTATGAAGCTATTAAGAACTTCAGCATCTATGAAGAAGATACATATAGCGACCAACGCAATAAAGCTCACGAGAATGCAAATAAACCCCGTCCTATCCAAAGCCTTTCACCACAAAAAGGAGAGGGCGATAGTGCCGTTCAAGGAGCATCAGCCTTTGGCGAAGGATTAACGGATGAGCGTAAAAAACAAATCTGGAAAGAGATGCAACATTATATGAAACAACCTTCTTCATAAACAAACAGCTGCCCCGAAGGACAGCTGCACTCTTATGTAAGAGATCTTACAAAAGGGTAATAATGAAGCCTATATAAAGAGCGGAGTGCTAGTGAGAGTCTACTTCACTAACTACACCGCTCAAGCCTATCGTAGATGATCTTCAATAAAGAATATCTTCAACGGAAGGACACAAAGTAGCCTCAATATACTACTTGATTTCTTCTTTGTATACCTATCTACTATAACTGACCGTATGGAGTCATAGACTTCTAGAGATTCGTCACCTCAGGGCCGTATTTGAGCAATCGTCCCAGCTCATGGCCGTATAAGGTCTCGCCAACCTATGGACCGTATTCGCTTTGCGAAATAAGTCTCGTCCAGCTTAAGTATGTTTTAACTATATGTACTTAAGGAAGTTCTATGCCTATAACAACAACAAGCGTTTTGCCTGCTCCAGTTCAGCAAAGCTTCTCACACAAGCTGTTGTCGGTGCCAGTGCCAAACATGATTCACCAGATCCCGGCGATGAAGAAAAATATGCCGAGAAATGGTGGACGCTATTTAAGAATGCGTAGATATAATCCGCTCCCAACTGCCCTCGTGCCATTAGGCAATTCTGGTATAACGCCGCCAGCAGTGCAGTTGAGCGCGGTCGACATCGACGCAGAAATGTCCTTTTATGGACAATATGTTCAGATAAATGAGCAGGTAAGTCTACAAAATCAGGACCCAGTCTTGAATGAAGCAGCTGCACGTTTGGGAGTATCACTTCGGGAAACCGAAGATGAACTTACGCGTAACATGCTTGCTGCTACTGCAGGCTTCATCAACTGTGTGGGTGGAG